CTCTCGTCAAGGTACCTATGGCGGTAGCCGCCAGCTTCTTGCTTCTATGGAACGTGAACGCAATCTAGGTACGCAGTTAGGTGATATCCAGTCGCGTGGTTTGCAATCGGCGTATGAGAGTGCACAGCAACAGTTCGAGCGTGACCGCGCAGCACGTATGACCACGGCTCAGCAGAACCAGCAAGCGGCACTCGGTGTTCAGGGTCTTGGGGCGGATATCGGCTCACGTATGGCACTAGCTAATCTGTCAAATGAGCAGCAAGCACGGGTCAATAACCAAGCTCAGCAGTTCCAAGCACAGGGTATGAATGCCGAGAACGCACTTCGTGCGGCTCTTGCTAACCAGCAAACCGGCCTTTCTGCACTTCAGTCAAACCAGCAGGCTGACCTTGATAGGCAGCGGATGGCAGAGCAGTCTCGCCAGTTTGGTTCGCAGCAGGGACTTGCAGGGTTGGCACAAGCCGGTCAGATGGGTCAGACACTTGCTAATATTGGTTCGGCGCAGTCACAAGCCGATCAAGCTCGCTTTGGTTTACAGACAAGTACAGCAGCGCAGCAACAAGCACTTAACCAACAGTATCTTGACACGGATTATCAAGAATTCTTGCGTCAGCGCGACTATCCGATGGAACAGCTTCAGCAGTACAGTAGCTTGCTACGCGGTGTGCCAGTAACCCCGCAATCGACAACCACGACGTACGCTCCTAATGCTTCTCTAGGTTCGCAGCTTATAGGTGGTGGGCTAGGCGCAGCTAGTATCTACAACACGGCTAATCGGGCGGGGATAATTTAAGATGGAAACGAAACCGTACGATCTACAGTCCCCTGAGCAAATCGCTAAGGACTATGGTGGCAATAAGCAGAAGATTGCTGAAGCTATGCAGATGGGTATTCTTGACCCTACCGCTGGCACGTTGGCTGGTATGTTTATTGACCGTATGCGCGCCGCTGCGCAGCAAGAAGCTGCGCCACAACAATCAGTTGCTCAGCAGGTGTTCGCTCCTCCGGCTCCACCCCCAATGGCGGCACCTGCTGGGTTAGGCGCTACACCAGAAGCTGCGGCTATGCCGCCTATGAATGCTGCGCCACCTATGGGTGCGGCTCCACCACAAGAAATGCCAGCTATGGCTATGGGCGGTATGGTCCCTCCTTACGCTTCTGGTGGCGGTCTTTCTGATATGCCTCTGCCTGACGGTATGTTCGACGAGCCTAGCAATGGTGGCTACGGCGACGGCTACGCAGGTGGCGGTCTCGTTGCGTTTGCCGAAGGTGAAAAAGTTGAAGACAAGGACAAGAAGCAGTACCTCACCACTGGGGAACCGGCCAAAATTAACGCAGTTGGCGAGCTTGTTGTCGAGCCGCAGATGGCTGCGCCAGCCGTAGTTACAACGCTGCCCGGAACAGATTATGCGGTACCAAGTGAAATGTACGGTCGTACCGCTAATCCGTTTACCAACTTTGATAAGTTTGAAGAGATGGCCCCCCGTAAGGTTAAGCGGGCTGAGCAGCTTCAGGCGTACCTAGATGCCGCACTCGACCCCGAGACGAAGAAAGGCCGCGCCAAAGACGACTTCATGGCTGCTATCGGTATGCTGGGTGCCAAGATGGCGTCCACACCGGGTTCACTACTCCAGTCGTTCAGTGCCGGTGCTGCTGAAGCTATACCTCAGTTATCTGCTTCGGCTAAGGAACGCCAAGCGGCGGAGCGCGAAGCCATCAATACACTGGTCGCTGAAGAGCGGACAGGGAACGCGGAACTCCAAGAGCGCGCTAATGCCGCTTACGAGAAATCGAAAGATTACGGAACCTTTGCTGAGGCTATGAAGGACCGTGAATTCAGGACTATACTTGAGCGTGAAGGGTTTAACGTTCGTTTACTTGAAGCAAGACTAAACGCTGGGGCTAGCATTAAGAATGCACTTACCGCAGCAGGCGCTAGCATGTACGGCTCTGATCGTCAGATTGAAAGCGATAGACTCCGGTTTAACACTGAGGTAGCTGCAACTGTGCGCGAACTTACTGGTAAGGGTGGTGCTAACTATCTACCTTACTCGCAGGCAGTTAAAGCAGGTATAGGGCCTAAATATCTTCAAGACCTCACTAGGGCTCTCGGTGGGGGCGATGATCCATTTGGTTTCCGTCGCTAGAGTTATTAGTATTTATTAGAGAGAAAATATGGATAATCTTGCCGACTTCCGTCGCCAGTACCCTCAGTACAACGATATGAGCGACGTCGAGTTGGCGGATGCGATCCATCGTAAATTTTATTCGGACCTACCAAAAGCGGAGGTTTTTAAGAAGCTCGCGGTAAAACCCGCCGGGGCTGTTGCTGTGCCTACCGCCGCTGCGCCTGCTGCTCTGACGCCTGCCCAGAAACAAGCTGTTGCCCAGAAAACAGCAGAACGCGGTTTCTTTGGTGGTGTGTACGATGCCGTCATGGGTAACGAGATCGAAGCCCCCGAAGTATATACCGCTAAAGAACTAGCTGCACGGCAAAAGCAGATTGCGGCTACGCTTAAGAAACTTGGGGTAGACGCTAAAAAATACGACACACTCGCTGTAAGTGCGGCCAAAGAATATCAAGGTCCTAATGCTCCGGATCGCGCTCTCGGTTTTACCCAGCAAGCACAGGCTGCGCGTAGTGAAGCAATAGCCCTCCAGAACGAGCTAGATAGCATTACCAAGACGGGGCTAAAGGTTCCAAAAGCAAATAAGTTTCGTGAGACTCTTAGCTCTACTTTACGTGTTCCTGCTGAAATATTTGCCGGTATCCCCGGTGCCATTGAGGCTACTGCGGGTTACGGCCTTGGGACATTTGGCATTCCCGGTGCCGAGACCCTTAAAGCTGCCGGTAAGTCTGACATGGCCCGTGCAAGTGAGCTAGCCGCGCAAGGCTTTGGCGCACAGGGTGAAGCCCTTAAATATGACGCCACTGCAAAGTTCCTTGCGGATGTCGGGGGTGGTGTAGGTAGTGTTGGTACGTTCTTAGGCCCCGGCCTGTTGTCCAAGGCTGCTGGTGCGGGTAAAGGTCTGGTAGGCGCAGCGCGGGCAGAAGCTATTGCCAAAGCCGCCCGCCCGCTTGAGTACGGGCTTGGCACCGTGCAGGGTGCGCAACAGGGCATCCAAGATATTCAAGCTACTGAGCAGCGGACAGGTAAAGTAATCCCCGACGCAAATGCGTTTACTGCTATCGTGTTAAGCGCAGGTATGGGCGCTACTGAAGTTGGCGCGGCAAGACGTATTTTTGAAAGTCTCCCTGTCGCTAAACGCGGTGCTACTTTGGATACCGTGACCGATATCGTGCGCCGGGGTACCGCTGGCCGTGTAGACCCTAAAGTGATTAGCGAAGCTGTTAAACGTACTTTGAACACGATTGAAAGTCGTGCGGTTGGTCGTGTGGCTGTGCGTGGCGCTGAAGAAGCACTTCAAGAAGGTGGCGTACAGTTCGGCACTAATGTGATTGCCAAGGGGCTATACGACGAAGACCGTAACGTTACAGAAGGCGTCGGGTATAGTATGCTCATCGGCGGTATCGTTGGTAGCGGTCTGCGCGGCGTCACTGAAGTTGCACAGAAGGCCCTTGGTAAAGCCAAGGCGCAGGGGGTAGACCCTGCGGCTGTTATGGCAGAGTTTCAGCGTCTTGCAGCGGAACAAGCTGGTAGGGTTATGAAGGCTAACCCCGGCATGAAGCAGAACGATGCTGTTAAGTTTGTCGAGGACAACGCTGAAGCACTATTTAACCTCGCTACTGCTAACATAGTATCGGGAACCAAAGGAGTTCTAGATGTCCCAGTTACAACTGGTGCCGGAGTGGATGACCTCGGAGGAAGTGGAGCAGGCACTGCTATTGATCGAGAATCCTTGGCGACCGAAGCCGGTACTACAGTCGCTGGAGCGGATGACGACGGACGATTGGACAGGTCTGTATCTGGCGTATCAGTTCCTACAACTGGCACGGGAACGGGAGTCGGTACACTAATTGAGCCTACGGCTAAGCAAGTTAAAGCCATGGTGCCTACCATTGAGCAGGCGTTTAAAGCCTCGGCTCTTGATTTTGAAGAAGCTTATGCGGACGTCCTCGATAAGAACAACAAGCTAAACTCCCAGCAGAAGACACTGGCTGCGCGTATCCTAGTCCAAAGCCCCGAAGTCGATCCGTATGATGCCATTGGGTCAGTGCTTGATCGTGGCTTGGAGACACTTCTTGGTAAGCCAGTTCCCAAGAAGGTACCGTCTACCTCGCGCACTACGGTTACACCTACTACGCCTACTACACAGGCTACGCCTGTACGTGATGACACCATAATTGGTGCTATATACGATGCTAAGAATAACGAGCGTAACCCGTTAACTTATGAAGATTTGATCGACCAGCTTGATTTCCTAGAAACTCTGGCGACCGAAGGTAAGCTTACACCAGAACGGTTAGCATTTTCTGACTTTGGGCAAGTGCAAGACACAGGTACTCTTACTGGCCTTAAAAACAGAATTGCAGCCGACCCAGTGGGCACCATACAGCGACTTCGTGAATCTGCGGAGCTTAATAACCAACGGGATATGGCTGAAGCTGCACCCGTTGAAGCTGTACAGGATGAAGCTGCACCTGCCGGTACGCCCGTTGAACTGGTGCCATATAAAGATATTGCGCTGTCTACCATGTGGTACAAAGGCGGCTCTCAAACCGCTGTTGCGGGTAATGAAAAGCCTGCATGGGTTCCGGATGATGTACTTGAGTATGATATACCCGGACGCCCAAGACCCACTGGTGATCAGTCTGATGTACGGGTCGAGCAATTTACCGCCAAAGACGGGACTGTAGGCACAAAGGTATCGGTGCTGGTTCCTACTATTGATGAAGTTTACGGCGACCGAGGTAATACCGCCGCTGCTACTATATGGCTGCGTGACGCTGACCCCAAGGATATAGACAGCGCAGTTCAAACTGCCGAAGCCGTCGCACGATGGGTTGCTGATCCGAACAACTCAAAGGCTGCTGATGGCCCGCTAAATCAGATTGCGGATAAGGCAATTTCATTTATTGCTACGCAGTCCGCCCCGGCATCCGTTGCTGCACCTACTACGGCAGGAGCAAAGCCCTCAAAGGCACGCGGCCCAAGTAAGGTTAAGGCGGCTGGGGATAAGGGAGCCAAAGCTAAGGCTGTTAAGAAAGTCATTAACAGCAAGCCCGGTAAGACTGTGGCCGAGAAAATCTTCAACATGGCACAGGCAGAAGTCGATGCCATGCCGAAAGAAGAACTAGATGAGCAGGCTACACCGTATAGCCCTGAGTACGAAACAATCCGAGCTACTCCGGGTATCAATACGAAGCGCATGGCCAAGATGCTTGGCCCGCAGCTTTATGGTGACCCAACCAATATGGGTCAGGTTTGCATCAAGGAAGTATTGCAGAACTCGTTCGACGCCACCCGCACTGCGGTGGATAAGGGGCAGATTACGCAGGGTAAGATCGAAATATCTATCTCGCGGGATGAGCGCACCCTGACGGTTAAAGACAATGGTATCGGTATGACACCCGAACTGTTGGGCGGTAAGTTCCTCCAGATTGCTGGTACGGACAAGGAAGGCGACAAGAACGCTGGCGGCTTCGGTATTGCCAAGATGCTCTTTCTGTATGCCAACAAGAACATCCGCGTGGTTACTGCGCGTGATGGGCGTATTGCTGAACTTAACGCTACAGGCGAACAGCTTTTTGATGGACTGGATGACCCTGATGCCCGCCCGTTCATAGATATTCGTGACTTAGAACCCGCTGACTATGCGGCGTTCCCTAACGGCCATGGTACCATTATCCAGTTGACTATCCCTGAGGAGTCAGGGGATTACAAAATTAACCCGCTACCGTGGCAAGCACAAAGTGTTCCGTCTTTAATGCTTAGCCCGCTATTTGCGGATATTGAGGTGTCGTTCTCGGACTATACAGGTTCGCGTGCTTATGCGGTGGACATTGGTAGCAACTTCCCAATCCAAGATTACACCCAGTTTGTTGGGGTCAAGTTCCCATGGGGTACCGCCAAGGTCTATGTAACACGTAACCAAACGACCCAAAAATACGGTCAGAATATGCACATCCTATCGAACGGGTTGTGGCAATTCTCAAACTCGGTTAGTAAAGACCCATCCAACATATATAGCGATCCCGTTCCGTACCGGTTCTACGTAGACATCGTACCGTCTGTGAAGCCAGATGAACCGGGCTATCCATTTAACTTTAACCGCCAGAGTTTTACCGACGACGCCAAGGCCGACTTTAATAAAGTTAAGGCGTATATCGACGCCGTATATGCGTATAAGAGTCGTGCGGGTGAGGCTACGTCTTTTGGAGTTATCCAGTACTTCGATGAAAATGGGCAGCTTACTGCACCTATAGACCTCACACCTGACATCCCAGTCGTAGATACGGCCTTTACGCGGATTGCAGAAGGTGACATTATTAAGATAGACGATGATGGTTCGTTATTGGTCAACGGGCAACGTATGCCTGAGCTAACCCCTGAAGAACTAAAGGCGGGCATCCCAAGCGCAAATGACCTAAGAATAAACCCTGATCTAATTGATACCAATCTGGTTATGGTCCACGACAACGCTGACGTAGTTATAAAGTCTACCGGCGAGAAAATGCCGATACCGGACTTTATGCGCCGCCAGTTTGGCGAGCGCTTTGATGACTTCATGAGCTTTAATGGTGAGGCATTCCTCAAGCTACGTGACGAAGTTGCGCGTGTTATGGGTTATCCCGGCTTACGCGATGAAGCTATCGGTGTATCATTTGACCCTGAGTATCGTGGTGTCTCGATCCGGCTACCATTCTCTGGTAGCTTTATTAACCCACTGGTACCCAAGTATGCGGACGGATTGCGCGCTGGGTACGGCATCTTCGGGACTATGATCCATGAGCTTGCACACTACAAGGAGCGTAGCCATAATGCTAGATTCCCAGCAGAGTATCAGGATATAGACTTAAACATGGAAGCTGACACAGGGTTCGCCTATCGTCGGTTTAAGGACAATTTTGCAGACACGATTGCGGCAGATTACGCCGACATCGTTAAACTTGGCGTGGAGCTTTTTAATGGCCAAAACTCAGACATTAGCATCGAGTATCGCGGAAACAAATTTACGGATGGCGATGCAGAGCAAACATCCGATGGAGATGGCGATAGGAACGCTGGGGACGTACGCGGACCTAGCGGAGAAGGAAGCACCGGGGAATCCCTACTCAGCCCATCTTATGAAGGTCGTGACCGTACTGGAGAACGGGGCGACCTTGGAGCAGGCGATGGAGGTGGCACGGAACCCCTAACTGACGCCAATGTTGAGGAGGCTGTTTCGGTTAAGCTGACTAAGGCGCAGATCAAACGCCTTGAAGCTGCGGCTGGTATCCGTGGCATGGAAGTCAACAGGCTACAGAAGCGCATCATCCAGAGCCGTAACGAGAACGAAACCAAGGGGCTTATCAAGCGCCTTGCGGAAGCTATGCGGAACCCGGATGCCAATAGTGGTATCATAGCATCCCTTACCCAGAGTATGCCGGTAGGGGGCTATAGGCTCATACTTGGCTTCCAGCAAATCGAAGACATCTTCCGTCTGGCTAAGCTCGCCGGTATGAAGTCGATTGGTAAGATCGACACTATCATGCGGGAAGAATATATCCCGTACGTCAATCGCATCGTGCGGCGAGCCAGTACGGTTGAGCAAGAATGGACAGCGTTTGCTTCGCGTGACCCAGATGGCAACACGGCGTTGGATGACAACATCATGTACTCAAACATGATCGACGCAGACCCAAGCTTGGCTGTGACTGCGGCGGAGTATATGCGTATCGACCCCAAGCTTAAAGAACTTGAGGCTAGCTTAGCTACGGAAGCTGACGCAAATAAACGGAAGAGCCTGAAAGGGCAGATCACCACGCGTAAGGATGACATCAAGCGGCTGTACTTTGGTGGCACACTTAAAGATACAAACGGTGACCCTGTCCTTGACGAGGATGGAAACCCAGTTGTCGTCCTAGGTTGGAACAGCTTAGCGCCAGAAGGTAGAAAAATCTTCAAGGCTGCTCGTGATTTCCACCGCGCCAATTTCAATGAGCATTACCGCCTGCTTATGCAGCGGATTGACGACGCCAAGTTCGACTCGAACGACGCTGTGAAGCTTAAGTCATCCATCGAGCAGATGTTTAATAAGGCTCGGGAACGCACGATCTACTTCCCCGTTAAACGATTCGGGGAGTACTGGCTCAGTGTAGGTAATGACTTCTACATGCGGGAGACCCCCGCAGAACTGAAAGCGCTACAGCGTAGGCTGAAGAAGGAAGGCGAAACCCGTGCGATGGTAACGGGTACTAGCCGTGCGGACCTACGTAACAAGGTCGCTAGTAATGACGCCAGTGCAGCGCTCAAAGGTATTCTGGATGCCCTCGATGGTGGCAATACCGCCAAGAGCAACGGGAAGCCTAGGCTTGAGAGGGACGACATGGAGGGCCTGCGGGACCTCGTATTCCAGATGTACCTAACGGCACTACCTGAGGCAGATATGCGTCGGCGTTTTGTTCACCGTAGGTTTGTAACTGGTTTCAGCACCGACTCGCTTCGCACGTTTGCTGCTACGGCAGTAGCGTCAGCGAACCAACTTGGGCGTCTGGCGTATAACTATAAGTTCCAGAACGTCATTGAAGAAGCTAAAGCGGAATCCGAAAGCGACGAACTAACCCCTTACCGCGATGCACTCCGGCTTGAAATCGAGGAGCGGGTGAAAAGCGCAGTGGCTCCTGAGTCGAACAGCATCCTCCTTAACGCCATCAATAATGCGATAGCGTTCGGGTCTAAGCTTACATTCTACCACCACCTGTCTTCAATGGCATCTGCGGCGATTAACCTTACCCAGCTACACACTCTAGGGCTTCAAGTCCTGTCAGGTGAATTTGGTGAGGCCAAGACGGCAGCTATGGCTGCTCGGTACACAACTTCGTTATTGGCGGGCCGGGAAATCCCTAACCCGTTCCGCGACGAGGATGGTAACGTCGGGCTGCAAGCTCCGGAGTTTAAGTTCCAGAACAGCGCCTATATGCGTAACCTTAAGAAGAACGACCCAGACCGCTACAAGCAGACGATGGCTGCATGGGAATACGCGCAAGACCATGACGTCATTGAGAGCACTTTCGCTTCGAGTAGCCAGCTGTATGAGCGTAGCAACACACCTACCGGGGACTTTAATTTCCGGCAGGCGGTACGCCGTGGTGAAGTATTGACCGCAGGTCAGCGGGCTGCTGCCAATACCATGAGTGCTATGGGTTTCTTGTTCCATTCGACTGAGACAATCGGGCGCAGTGTCATGTATATGTCCAGCTTCGATCTAGCGTATGAGCGGGCAATCGGTAAAGGTAAGACGCCGGAGCAAGCGGGTATAGAAGCCCGTAAGTTAGCGACTGACCTAACGAATAAGGCCATGTTCGACTTTACCAACTGGAATAAATCACGTTTTGCTAAAGCCCCTGCGACTCGTTTTGCGCTCCAGATGACTTCGTATATACATTCGCTATCGTCGCTAATGTTGCGTAGCTTTGTCGGTATGCTCCCGTACTTTAACAAAGAAGGCAAAGCAGCCGCAGCCCGTGTATTCTTCGGTTCTTCTGCCGTCACCGCGCTCTACGGTGGCGTACAGGCTACCCTGTTTGCTCCTTTAATTATGGGTGCATTCACCGTCGCTAAGTATGTCGAAAGCTTGTTTGAGGATGATGACGATGAGGAAGAGGAAATCAAGGAAGGTGTCCTCGGTGAGAAAACCGTCGAGCGCCAGTTCCTCAAATACGCAGACGAGAACGGGAACGAACTAGGTAAGAAGGATATGGATTACTATATCCGGGCGACCTTTATCCCTGAGACGTTTGGTAGGGAAAGCACCCTACAGAACGCACTTGGTCTCAGCGACAAGGCAGCAGCCAATTTGGCAACCGCTGCGGATAGCGGCATACCGGCAATCTTCGGTGTGGATATATCTAACTCCGTGGCCATGGGTGACTTGCCGTTTATCTGGAGTAATGTGCAGGTGAAGGGCGACACACCTGAAGTCCGAGCTTATGAAGCCGTGGCAAGGATGGCACTTGGTCCGTTTGGTAGCGTGGCTATTTCGTACCGTAAAGCGATTGACGCGTGGGAAAAAGGTGATGTCCAGCAGGCCGTGGAGTTGGCGGTTCCTGCAATTATCCGTAACCCACTGAAAGCCCTACGCCTCCAAGAGGAAGGGTTGAAGATCGGGAAAGACAAGGACATTCAGCTTAAGGACCCCAGCTACTATACCGGTGGTAAGACCTTTTTGCAGTCCCTCGGCTTTAAGGACGCTGAGACAACGCGTAATATGGAGCTTGATATAATGGCAGGTGCCGTTGAGCGGGAAGTCGCAGCGCAGAAGACCGAGCTACTTGATCGACGGTACCGTGCTATCCTTAAGTATGATGCAGACCCATCGGATAAAAACGAGCTTGAGTTGCAGCGGGTGGAATACGACATCAACGTATATGATGAGAACTACCCATCGAACTCAATATCCAAAGATACCAAGCGGAAGTCGTTCAAAGCTAAGGAGCAAGACGCTACTGGTAAAGCCTACGGTTTGGAGGTTAATCCGAAAATCCCGATCAGGGAAGTGCTACAGGAAGAGCGTATTCAGCAGCTTCTGGAGGCTGAAGGCCAATAAAAACCCCCGGCTGAGTGAGCAACCGGGGGTAGTGAGTGATGCGATGCACCGATAGGAAGGAGCAAACTTCCGAGGGCTATATACTTACATCCGCCATACTCGTAAACCCCTAATCCCACTTTCGATTGAGGGCTTGACCAATATCTTGATACGTAGGCGTTTGATGACTACCATCAGTTGTGCCCGAGCGCGTGGTACATGGAGGCAAGGGAAGAACAAAGAAGTGCCCCTCTGGAATGCGCGCCAGTTAACTTCATAGTCTATACCCTCAATCTGCATCTATTATACCATCTTCCTTGGCGTACTCATTGACGCTTACAAAGTCTGGGTCCAGCTTGAACCACAGGCAGTGGACGTTATCCCCTGAGACAGCCATACCCTTGGACATACGCTTGTTGTCACGATTCACTAACCGACCTTGTGCCGCTAACTTGTCTAGAGTGTCGTTGTAATTGATCTGGTACTTGACGCAGTACTCCCTAAACGGTTTGGCAATAAGGAACATCATCTCGGTATCTGGTTCGATACGGATCAGCAACTCACCCTTTGGTTCGCGTATAGGCGCAGATGGCAGTTTGGTGCGGCGGTCTGACTTGTCGTTCACAACTAAGATATTCTGCATATGGCGATACAGGTAGTCACCTATAACCTGCTCAACACCGTTAAGTGGTGCCTTGGTATCTTGACGAAGCCGCTCAACTATATCGCAAGCGTGTCCGTAGATGCGCTTCATATTCCAGTCGATCAAGCCGCACTTCTTAGCGAGGATACCACCTTCGATATTAGCTGCTACTGTGGCTGACCAGAAGCGCTCCTTAGGTAGAAGCTGAAGCTCACGGTCAATCTTGTCCTGCATCTGGAGACACTTACCCACCACGTATTCCATGTTGTTTAGCACATAGCGAATGTAAACAGGTCCGGCGTGGCCGTAATTAGAGAACAGCACCTTATCAAATAACTCTTTGGCATTTGCGGTATTGATGGAGTCTACCAACCCTATCGGGTATTCGATAAGGCGCATAAGCTCACCTTCTGGGTTATCCTTCAAGATCGACAACTTCTCAACAAACGAAGAGTTCGACGTCGAAACCGTAATGTTCTGCCATGTGGTATTGTTCTCACGCAGTTCGTTGGCCCCAGCCAACATGCGTTCCTTACCCTTACCGTTCGACAGCGAGTATAAGAAGTCTGAGTATTCCTTAGATGTTACGTTGGTAAGCTCGTCCATGGTGGCTGGCAGATTGTTGAGGACGCCGACCCACTGAAGCTTACCGTTCATGGTGTCGATTTCTTTCAAGCGCAGTTGTTGGGGATGCCCATAGACGCTGTTCACCATGTTCAAGATGGTGGTCTTACCCGTACCAGAGTGGGAGTTAAACAGGTTGATGACGGCCCCTGTCTGGTTAAGAAACTTTAGCAGCGGTGACCCGAACGCGCTTAGCGCAGCAAATGCTTGGGCTTCCATGCCCTCCTCGCCATACAAGCTCCACACGCTTTTCCATTTATCCATCGACCCAACAGGACCAATAAACTTAGCCAGCTTACCCGTTGCCTTAGACGGCGGCGAATAGATATTGCCGTCGATGGTCATCTCCTGATCGCCTAAAACAAACCGGCTGTTGCCGTCTACCCAACCAAATTGTTGCCTCATGATTTCTGCTTTCTGTCTATCTTGTAAGTTTTCAGCGGATGCGTGTACATATTCCATCAGCGTATCGAAACGCTTGCCGTAGCTATACACCCCGTTGGCGGAGAGTATCTTGCGAAGCTCATCCTTCTGGGTAACCTTGGACATGGCAACGGTAAATTCCCGTAAACCGTCTTGCGGTAGGTGTACGCGCATAAGCGCGGAGTCGCCCTCACCGGGATCGTACATACGTTTCACAACATAGAAATCGTTTGCGTATACCATCTTCGGTTCGACTTCTTCGACTGAATCCTTGGGAGGCTTCTTCCAAACACCACCGCCATCGCCCCTGTAGAACGGGAACGGATACTTAGGGATGTCGATATGCTCGACCACACCCTCTTCAGTTTCTACCTTGATGAAGTCCTCGCTGGACTCCTTGACCACCTTGCCCAGTTCCTTGGGGCCTTTGATTTTGTCGAGGTGTGGACACCCCTCACATAGCTCTTGGTTAACGCTACGAAACTTGGCGCAGCTAGTTGACTTGCGGATCGTTTCAACTTTCCGGTCTATGGACTCTGGATCGTAGTCTGGGTGACCCTTCGACATCATATGGACCGCAGTGTCTGCGTCCTCGCACATAGCTGCCACTGACAGCGCGTAGAACCATTCGTAGTAACTAACGGTATCTTGGTTCGTATATGCGTGTAGGAGTTGGTTACACCCATCGCCCCTAGCTGTGCGCTGCATGATTTGTTTGAAGTTGTAGCCTATACCATTTGTCAGTGCCAGTTGGCGTGGTGACGGTTGGTAATCCTCATCGAAGATTGTCGGCTGCGCCTTGACCCCAAAGATGGCGCGCACCTCCTCAAAGGAAATCGGCTTACCCACATGGATAAACTCAACCAGACGAGGCTCTTCCTCTTTGAAGTTAAACGTACCGGGCACACGTAGGATACGTGCCACTTCGAACACCGCGTTATCGACGTAGAAGTTCTGGGTTTGGCACACTTCCTTGAAGCGCTCTGCTACAGGTTCCCAGTCCCGCCGTGTGATTTCTTCCGTAAGCGCCCAGTATACGTGGATGCCACCACCTGAGTTTACTATGGTAGGAGTAGGAAGACCGACGGATTCACAAAAAGTACGCAGCGCCGCTATGGCAGCAGTTTGGTCTACGTAACCATCAGGTCGTCCAGTCTTCGGGTCGGGTTCAGCTTTGGTCGGGCCGCAGTCCACATCGAGCCAGAACGCCTTGAGACCAAGGACATTCTCCTTCTTGCGGTTGTCACCAGTTGCATACTTGGCTACCCCAAAGAATACATTTCGGCCAGCATCGACGAAGCGCTCTATTAAAGCATCTGCTTCTTCCCGCGTAGCTACAAGTTCTTGGCGGACATCGGCGTCTTTCCCCGTCCCTTTGATACCTGTGATAGCGAACCAGCCCCCCGCTGGCTGCACGAGGCTTAAGAGATCATATTGTTGCATTGCATCACTCACCGTTGCGGGGGGAAACCCCCACTTATCGTTTGCTCTTTGTGAAAGCTCAACCCAAATTAGCTAGGTAGGACTGGATGGCCTCACATGATTTGCCTCTTGGCTCACTCAACCCAAGAAACCAGTGATAAACCGTTTGACGTGTAATCCCAAGGCTCTCCGCAACTTCTGCGACAGGGATATCTTGGGCAAGACAAGCTCGCCCAAGTTGTACCCCGAGGAGGTTAACATCGGCCTCCCCGATAGCCTCGGCTACACGGATGCTGTAGCCCCGCATACTCATGCGAAGTCATCCTCTTCTTCTTCCTCTTCCTTAAGCCACTCACCCATTACAGATGCCAGTTCGGGCTTTACCTCAGGAGTAACCTTCGGCTTAGCGGCCCGTTTGACTGGGGTGGCTGGCGCTTCGTCTTCATCGTCGTCACCGAACGGGTTAACGCTCACAGTGGGGGCAGCGATAGCAACAACAGGAGCAGGAGCAGCAATAGCCTTAGTAGTGTCTATAGCACCAGCAGTCAGCATGGTGTACTTCTCTGTGGCGGGATCGTCTTGCGCTGCGTCCACAAGCGATGCTTCCATCTCGGTCAGGTGGCGGATAGGTTTGAACCCAACCTTGGCCGTGTCTGCTTCGGTATCGTAGACAAGGCGTGTTACCACCGTGTCGAGGGCATGTTTGCTGGCAAGCATAAACTTCTTGTAGCCTTCGAAGCCGTAGACGTTGCCATTGTTGTCGCTGAATAGCGAAGCGCCCGGAATAGCAATCTGGTACAAATCACCAGACGGGTCACCGGCAACAAGGACTGCGAGGCGGCGTTCATACCGGCAAGCCTTCTTATTGTTAGGCGCGGAACCCTTAACGTCCTTGGGGCAACCACGGCAAGCCCTACTCTGCTTGTTGCTAGCTCCTGCTTCTGGCGCAACACCATCGTTTGACCAGCAGTCAGGTAGTGTGGCCTTGGCGTCTTTATCGTAAGCAGCCGCATAGAATTTACGCGAAGGCTCAACCAGCCAGTCTACGATAATGACGTCGAGCGTATCACTAGCGGCCTTACCAATCTGCTCACCGTTGATGACGCGCTTGAAAGTGCGGCCATTGCTAAGCTGGATACGGCGCATGGTGCTCCCGCTACCGCCGCTGGACATACGGTCCATACGACGAGACTCACGCTGCACCGTGGCGACATTAGAGGGTTCTTCAAATATGGTTATACTGCTCATAGGTATTCTCACTTCTCAGTTGGTTTACGGACTTGGATTACGTACTTGTTGTCGATCTGAAGACCGATAGGGAGAACGTCCGGATTCTCCTCCAGAAACTGTTTCATGTTACCGTTGTGAATACGCTTTTCTAAAACGAAAGGCACATCGTTGTCTGCGATAAACTTGTACATATGCTCCCAGTCCGTTGTCCAATATCGCGTTTGGACACGGCGGGATAAAGTGCCAGCAGGGGTGCGGACACTGTCGAGGTTCTGCTCATTGCAGAAGTTAAGAAGCTCGGTAGAGATGAGTTCCAACTGGTCCTTCAAATCTTTGAGCTTGGCATCGTGGGCTTCTTCCTCCGCCGCAACCGCAGCACGAATGTTACGGTACGCAGACACGAGGTCATTGATTGGTACTGGTTCTGACATGGTTTGCTCCTTGCTCGGCTATTGCCGTAGTCTTGTTCTAGACCCTGTACTATACAGTGTCAAGCTCCTTCAGATATCTTTCTTCAATATGCAACGTCCTAGAGTGGGGCGTTTTAACGAATGGTTCGCATAAGTAGTCATGGCTGTGGTTGTTGTATGAAGCCACATTCACTACCGTAAAACCCTCAGGGTAGGTTAGAGCGTATGACCCCTTAGTGCAGCCAGTGGCCCTTAGGTGCAGCCTATCTTTTACCGTAACGCGGTCACCCACCTTAAAATTAAATACTAGGGGGCGTTCGGACATTTTTTGCTCAGTCATTTTATTCCTCCGTCATCTGTCTATATAAATCTATGATACGTTTGTGGTTCTCGATATTACCGCGAAGCATATTGTATAAGCGGTCTTCCACCTCGCTGCCTTTGATATGCACGATGGTCATAGCGTTATTCTGGCCGGGACGATCAATACGGGCATTGGCTTGGAGGTAGGTCTCGACTGATGTTACGGGAGCATACCAAATGATTGTGTCTGCTGCCGTAAGTGTAAGCCCGTGTGATGCAGCCTGTGGCTGAATGATAAGCACATGGGGGTCGGGTTGCGTTTGGAACTGGTGAATGATGTCGCTGCGCTTGTTCACCGATACCTTACCGTTGATGACGTCGCAGGATACACCAGCCTTTTGCAGTTTGGCGCGTAGCAACTCGATGGTGTGGGTAAACGGCACGAAGACCAGCACCTTATTGCTGGCTTCCTCGATCACTTCTAACACCACGTTAAGGCGGTTAGACACATCGAACTCTAAGACTTCGCCAGTATCCGTATAGACTGCGCCTCCGCTAATCTGGAGTAGCTTGTTGATACGGGCCGCAGCGTTCACCGCGCTGACCTCTTCGCCATCGGCTTCGAACAGCATCTGGCTCTTTAGCTTGTTGTAGTATTTCTGCTGCTGTGGGGTGAGCGGCGCTTCACGTTCGGTATGAGTCACCGCTGGCAAGTCGAGGCAATCCTTCTTCTCAAACCGTATGGCTGGCTGAAGAATACTATGCACCACATCCTGCGAGTGCGGCTTGGGAACCCATTTGAACTGGGTCACCTTCATCATAACCTGTTCGCGGTACTGGCCATAGAACTTAGGGCAGTTGGGGCCATCAGCTAACTTAGCGAGGCCGTAAGCATCAAGAGGGCTTTGTGCTGCTGGCGTACCTGTAAGCATCCAGATACGCGGATTCAGCGCATTAACTATTTGCTTAATTGTTTTCCAGCGGTTGGTCTGCGCATTTTTGTATGCGTTTGCTTCGTCGATCACGATGAGGTCGAACCCACCAGCGATGATCTGGTCCTTCACGATAGCCAGCCCATCGAAGTTAATGATGACGAACTCGGCCCCTGCTTCAATGATCTTCTCACGTTGCTTGGCAGCGCCATGCGCTACGCTGCACGAACGGTGCATAGCGAACTTAAACAAATCCTGTTGCCACGCAGACTTCATGATAGAAAGTGGGCATAGCACCAGCACACGTTTGATATCACCGCGCTTCATGAGGTAGTCCGCAGCCCAGATTACGCTGGCTGTCTTACCTGTACCCTGCTCGTTGAAGCAAAATGCGCGTTTACGGATTGATAAGAAAGAAGCTGTAACCTTCTGGTGTTCGAACGGGGTTAGCTTACCTGTCCACTCATAGGACCTAAGCATGGGCGATGGTGTGTCGATGAACCCGAGCCCAGCTAGTATCTCAGCTTCAGTGTGCCCCCATTTGACAACCACGCCTTCCTTAACGGCAGCGCTCTTGTGTATATGATCCGTGATGACGGACGGGTCCTGAGCGCTGACTAGCAACGCCTTGTTGTCAATGATTTCCACAGTTTGCTCCTAGTGGGTTATTTCTTTTTACGTTCTCGCGTACTTACTTCCGATACAAGATTGCCCTTGCTGTCCCGCTTGAACGAGCGGTTAGCAGATTTGCTAACTAGCCGTACGCCATCTTTATTGGTGCCGCCTTTGTCAAATGCTTTTGTATGGGCAACGTCTTTCCCGTCACCCTTCTTCGCTTTACCAGCCTTCACCATCTTGGCACGGGCCGCATTGCGCTGCGCTCGGTTCTTTTTCTGCTCTAGCTTGCCTTGGTACTTGTCGTACTCAGCGCGGTAGTCTCGTGCCATCATCTTCTCCGTGGCGGCTTGTAGTGTTCGCAGCTTTTAACTGGGCACCATCCGCATAGTGGGCTTGTCTTGGCGTTCCATATACCATTATCTATGGCAGATTCCAACTGATCTAACTGGTCGTTGAACACATTAAAGTACTGATCCAGCTTCTCTCTTACGTGTACCTTCTTAGGAAACTCATTGCTTACCACAAAGGCTAACGCTGACTTAATCTTCTGCACCTCTGGGTAGTGCACAAAGATGGCACCCGCCATAAGGTCAAGCTGCTTCATGTCTGCGTACTTAGCGCTCTTACCTGTCTTGTAGTCAATCATGTAGGCAGTCTTACCGTTCACAATCAGCAAATCGACGATACCACGCCACCATACGTCCTTAGCAAAGAAGGTGGTAGACTCGTAGCCAGTATCCGTCTTCCTGACACCCAGCCGCAACTCGGTGTGCTTTGTACCTTTCTTAGCAGCCAGTGGCTCCATGATGGGTCGCATGTAAGCAAACTTCTCAGGGATGGGTGTGCCATCCTTGATGAACAACTCGGCGGCTTCATGGACTGCGGTCCCATAGTCAGCAGCTTCTCCCGGAATATCCTTGACGTCCTTCACAATCTTAAGGTGAAAGTACTTCTTCGGACACTGGTCGAAGGTCTTGATGCTACTATAGGACCACGCTGTCATGCTATCTAGTTTTCCCTTGGAGACGGTCAGCCACTAACGTAGCATATCCCGCTATATCAATCCAGCTATCTATATGATTTGGGTTACCATTTACAACCCGTGCAATCTTGCTGGCTATCATATCAAGGGCTTCTATTTGGTCGTCATCTAACTCGCTGTTGTTACATATGCGAATTGCATTTTTTATCTCCTGTGCGCACCCTGCTACATCTTCAAAGCTACCGTAAGTGGTCGCACGTTCGTTAAGGATTGTGTCTACAGCATTATCAGCCTCTGCCTCTGCCCTCCAGTCTTCGATCATCTCTTTGACCTTGTTGGTGTGCTCTGCGGCAGTCTGTCGCACCGTTTCCACCACTTCTTCCGCCCCTTCGGCTAACTTCTTCTTTAGCATGTAGATGTAACTTCCGCTAACCCCCAACACCTCGTTAATAAATGCAACGGATTCCCCCGCTTTCAGCATCTTTGTAACTGCTTCTGCTTTAGTCATTTTCAAATTTATCGGTACTCTAGTCATTTCATTTGCTCCTTATTTAAGATTGCCGCCGCTCTGCAAGAGGTCACCACCAAACACATACGTGCCTACATGATGTAACTTGATGAACGGGTGGGCGTGTATTTTGCCACCGTGGTTGCGCCACAGTTCACAAAAATGGTAATCTTCGCTTAGCAACGCACCGCTGTCGTCGATGCTGGTAGCGAAAAACTCGTGGGTTAATGGCTTCTGGTACTCACCTGTCTCTGGGTCTTTGAACGACGACACACGATAGGTTGGCACGTGCGGTATCAACTCCTCGAATACCCCCCGCTTGATGAGCATGAAGCCTGTGCCGCCATGTCGCACTTCGATGCAACCTGTCTCGTCGGACTCTGCATTACCTGTACCAATCATGTTAAACACAAAGGCTCCGGCATGGTTCTCAAGATCAGTCTTCCCCGCAAGGGCGGCGCGGTTGACGCTATCCCAGTTCACTTCCTTCTTCGGGTAGATACCGCATACGATATCCTTATCGGCCAGCATCAGGTGCGCAACAGCCTCTTGATCGAAGCCGATGTCAGCGTCGATGAACATCAGGTAGTCGTGGTCACTCTCAAGGAATATCCGTGCCAGTTCGTTCCGTGCCCGTGTGATAAGGCTCTCGTTCATAATCTGGCACCATGCCACGTTGACCCCGACCTCGCGCATCTTAGCTATCGTAAAGAGCAAGCCCTGTACGTAGTTACCTGTGCACATGCCCCCATACATGGGGGTGGCAATCATAAGGCTTGGGCGTTTTTCTTCAGTCATTTGCTTTCGCTTTCTTTAGTTTTCTATAACGGCATTCCACGGAAGCAATCGTAAGCCCCATTTGTTCTGCCATATATGCTGGCCTTAGACCGTGCTCGTAATATTCCAGCAACTGTGCGTCTTTCTCAGGTGTCCATACTCGTTTAGACACTACTTACCGCCTTTGAAACGGCCACGGCTGTCGCGGTCAGTGAGTTTGTGCAGTTCAGCATTAAGTCGCTCGTTCTCACGCTTGATGCCTTCGGCGGATGCAAAGTTGCGTATCAACGCCACCAAATATCCAAGTACGAACAGTCCGATAAAAATAAAAATCAATAGCCAATCCATAATCATTCTCCTTTCTTACGTACAATTAACTGGTACCCAATGTGCACAATCTCCACTTCCTCTGCGAACAGGTTAATGAAGGCGTCGATGGCTGCTTTAGGGCGGTGCAGGATATCCCGTGCGTTCGGTGTCCATAGATAATCGTCGAATACCATCAGCCCCTTGGGCTTGAGTAGTGGCCAAGCCATACACGCATCGGTCAGCACATCCTTAGCGATGTGGCTTCCGTCGATGTAGATGAAGTCGAAGCTATGCCCAGACGGGTGGCTCTGGAGTTCTGCCAACTTCTTAGTTGAGGTGCCCTTAAGTTGGAAGATACGGCGGCGCGGCAGCTTTTTTGTAGCTACAATTAAGTTGTGCCGGAAACGATCCTCGACTCCACCCATATCCTCTTCGCCATGCTCTTCGCCACCTTCCCATGTGTCGATGCAGCGCAGTTCGTCGCCTTCGGTCATCATGTTCTCGGCAATCCAGATGCTGCTGCGTCCTTCAAAAGAACCGATCTCAAGGAATTGTCGGTTCGTTGCTGTACCTGACAACATAAGGGTAAGCTGGTTCCAGATTTCCGGTGCCCAGTTGAACCAATCTTTTGTAAATTGATACTCGGTCATTAGTCTTCCTTCCATCCATCAAGTATTTCATCAAGGCTTTCGTTCGGCTCTGGCTCTGGCCCCACCTTGGCTTTGTACTTAGCGCACCAGTCATCCGGCCTCACAATGGGAAACATACGCCTATTGTTTTTGTAGTCTGGTGAAGGTGGTTTTATCCTACACTCTAACCCACGGTATTCTTCGTCGGAATATGTGCACATCCAACACGCTGGTCCAGTATCATCCATAACTTATTCCTTCCTCGTTTAGGTCTTTCAATAGTTTAGCATTGCTGGGGTGCCTTAGTTTCCGCAGTGCTTTTGCTTCGATCTGGCGTATACGTTCCCTATGTACGCCGTGATGAATAGCTACTTCATCAAGGGTTTCCTCCTCAAAAAACCTGCGGTGTATAATATCCTGCTGTCGAGGGGTTAGTACCTGTAGCGTTTTGGCTACCCTCTCTGAAGTAAGTACTTTCTGTACCATCTGTTCAGTGCCATTACCGGAAGCAAGCTGTGCAACGGCGTCTTCACTCATGCTAACTTCGCGTGAGTTGCGCCCGAGCGCCATCCCCCGTTGCTTCTCAGTCCACAACTCTTCCGGCTCCGTCTGTAGCGCCGAGGACAAGGCAAAGGCGCAATCAAGCCACTCCCCAGTGTGAGCACTTACAGGGCGCTTTTTAAGTCCGATAAGCGTACCCACTATTTGGGGGCCTAACCCCGACTGCTTGGCCAGTTCCGCTTGGCTTTTAATACCAAGCTTCTTCATCCGGCGTAGTATCAGGTTGTTACGCACGGTTACCTTAACTGCATATTCATCCGCCATAGCTTGCTCCTATTTTGCTTTCACAATTCAACGGTAGCGTTGGTGCCCACTTGGGGCGCATGCGCATGCATGCTTCCACAAACGCACGAGCCTTGTCGGCTTCCTCAGTAGGGGCAATCACCCCTATCGCGTCATGCACGGTCATCACCACGCGGTAGCGCCGTGCGATCATCAGCATCTGTTCACCTATTATAATACGTGCAAGGGCTTGGCATACGTTCTCTACTAGCTTCCCACCGTATATACGGGAGAGCAACACGGACTTGCCCTTCTTCTGGTCGTAGACCATCTCAGCTTTCTGCCCCTCTTCTGCTTTTAAGCGGCGCACGTTGTCGTACTTAACGAACAGGCCATTGGGTAACTCAATGCCATCCTTACCGTGGACTACCAGCACATCGTTATGGCCCAAGGTGGTGTGTGTACCTAAAGATATAGAGTCCAGCACATCGTTCGCGTCATCCCACAGGTCGGGTATCTTTGGGTAGGTCTCACGATACACTCGGATAATACGCCTACACTCGGCCATTTCCATATCGACGCCGAAGGTCTTTAGCTGCGCCTTAAACTTGGCAGCACCCATCCCGTAACCACAGCCAAGGATGGTAGTCTTCCCCACAAAGCGTTGGTCATCCGTCACCTCCTCGACAGGCACAGTATAGATAGAGCTTGCCATAATCTTGTAGACATCCTCGCCTCGGTCAAACGCAGCAATAAGGTCATCTTGCCCAGCCAGCCACGCTAAGGTTCGCGCTTCGATCTGGCTGCTATCGCAGTCGATGAACGTGTAGCCCTCTGGGGCCAACATCGCCTTTTTCAGTGGTGACTTGCGCGGTAGGTTCTGGAGGTTGACCTTATCGTCCCCTCCCCATCGCCCAGTATGTGCAGCATAGTAACGTAGCGGCACAGGTAATGTGCCTCGCTCTGCGATCTTAATGAACCGTTCGGTGCGTGTCTCTTCCAGCGTAGACTTAACGCCCAGCCGCGCAGCCGCTACCGCTTGCACTCGCGGGTCGGGATGCTCAAGTAATGCCTTGAACCCCTCGTCACTCTTGGCGAAGGCGAATGCTTCCTTGCCTGTCTTGGCGCTCACCTTCACAGGTGGGACGACACCCATGGCGCTCAGTAAGCAAGCCAGCTTAGGGTTGGACATCAGCGCGTCCTTATCTACCACGATAGCATCCATGAGTTTGGCTTTTTTGCTCCTCACATTAGACACGTGGTTTGTGAGGACTTGTTTGTCTAAAACTAGCACTGGCTCGGTGAACATGCGTATCGTCAGGTCGATCAACCGAAACTCAACCGCTGGGAAACCCACAGCTATGCGTTGGAACAGGTCATAGGTCAGGTCCGCATCGTTGATACAGTATGTGCCATATCGGGACATCTCTTTTGGCGTGAAGTCCAGTCGCCGTTTACCTAGCGCATTGATTACCTCTGTGCCTTTGACACCTAGTTTATACCGCTCGGCTGCTTTGGCTAAACTGTTACCAGCGTCAGGCCCGTCGATAGCTCGTAGCATAGAGAGCGTGTCCACAATCCGCTTGGGTCTAATATCGAAGTGCCAGTTCAAGATAGCCATATCGAAGACAGCGTTGTGCGCCACAGCGATAGCGTTGTCCCAGTCGAACTGATCCAGCCACCGTTTGGTTTGCGCCTTCGGGCCGGAGAAAAACTTAGCTTCCCCGGCGTCCACCTTTACTGCTACGCCAGTAACCTCAAACTCGGAGTCCCGGATATACTCCTCCGTTGTCATCTTAGAGAGACTAAACTTCTGGCTATAGAACGTCTCGAAGTCGATGGTTAGGATTTGCATTAGCCCCACCAATCCTCTTCCATTTCTTTGCGCTCTTGCTCGGTTATCTTCGGTGCGGTTGCAATCAGGTAGGCGGCAAGGATTATTACCCCCATGACCAATACGAAAAGCCAGTTATCTGCGGTCATTGGCTCATCGCCTCTTCCACAGTCATCTTGGGGTGGCGATCACTTGGCTTAATCTCGATGCTCTCGATGGAGTAGAAGCTAGGTCCGCACTCCACGATGTCTTGAAGCTCAAAAAGCTCCTCGACGTTAATTGTGGTGCTGCGCGGCCCATCTCCGTGGTGATAGGTCAGCGTTACCGTCCAGCGTGGTTCATTTGTAATAATCATCTGCTTTGCTCCCTCAGTCTGCGTTTCCTATTCTCAAAAAACTTAAGCAGTGCCTTGAGTAGTGCAGCCGAGCCTTCCTTGGCGTTCTTATTCCACTTGCGTTCGGAGTCGCTGTTCAGTCCCGTAGAGTTAGCGTTAGGCTTCGCGGTTGTTGCATGTTCTACCTCTGGTCGCACCACTTCGACCTTCCTCTTTGTGCCCTTCTTTATCTTATCGCGCAGGGCGATAACACGTTTCACATCCACACCATGATAAGTCGCGATATACTTATTGTCGGTTATGTAGCTCATTGTCTTGAGGATATCTTGGTCGGTCATGCCGCTTCTCCTATGACAGTAGTCTTAAGTTTCCGCACCATATCGCGCACCATGTCCCAGTTCTCCTCGTTCACCACCACAGCCACGCCGTTGTTGCGCCGGATAGCTTCAATCTCACTGATCTGTAGTGCGGTAGGTTTGTTTGTCCCAGCCTTGCACTCAATGGCAAAGAAGTGTCCGTTTACACAGGCTATAATATCAGGGACGCCGCTGCGTCCGTAGCCGTGGGTTGCTGGGAAGAAATAGTAGACGCTCTCTTCTTTGAGAATGCGAACGACTTTCTCCTTCACCCGCTTTTCAGGGGTAGATGCCATGTTGTTTGCTCCTTGTTTATGTTGATTACACTACGGGTATACTATGTCAAGTCCAGTTTTGCTTACTCGGGTAAGGAAATCATCCCGGCTCCTCTTTCTTATCCATAACGTAGTAGAGGTTAGCATGTATACGAGCGCCTACATTATCAATGGCGGTCTCGTCCTCGACTAGCTTGAGTAGACCAAGCGCACCACGGATATGGTCTGGTAGTGTGGTATCAGTATAAGAGTGAGTCTCATACCCAGTGTTTATGGGTCGGGACGTAGCGTATGTGCCGTTGGGTTCAAGCTGCACGTTGACACCATTACCTTGGCTTACTGCCTCCTGCATCTGCATCGCGTGGCCGTTTGCCGCCACCAGACTCGGTAGGTCAATTCCCTTAGAGGATATTGGCAAGATCAACTTGGCTTCTTCCCAGTGTCGCGCTGCATATAGAAAGAACTCTCCCTCAATACCTGCTTTGGCCCTACGCACAGGCACATTAGTCTCTTGCACCAAAGTGTTGACAACACTCCGGACAGCATTCTGCGCGTCAACAGCCCGTTCGGATGGGGTCTTCATGTGGAACGCCTTGACGATACGCTTGACTGCTACGTCTGACTTAGTTGTATAGCTCACGCTGTTGCGCTGCCGCTCTTGATGTAGCCGGAAGTTGTTGAAGCAGTAGCGCACCTCTTGGTCGCGCCAGTGGGTCTCTCTCCATAACTGCCCAAGCTTCTCATCCCCTTCGTAGATGTCGAAACGCACGGCGTGTTTTGTAACACTAACACCGTCACCACCACCATGGATTAGCTCGTAGGACTTGAACCGCCATGTCGGACGCTCACGCATCAGCTTGTCAAAGACTGGCTCCAAGTCTGGGTGTAATATGATAGAAAGTGCAGGGCGATGTGGCCTGTCGAGCGACTCCTCCCACACTATGTTCTTCATGGTATTCAAGTAAGTGTAACGGTTCTTCATGTCGTCAATAAACATCAGTAGTCTCCTTCTTCTAATTTCTTCATTGCAATAACGTAGGCGTCTAGCTCGTCACGAGCCGCGATGTTGGGAAGCACATACTTCAAGCCAGTGCGGCCATCTCGGTAATACACTGCGAAGTATGTTGTCCCCGCATATCCTCTCCGATGCCATGCCGACACCTCGTATATCTGGTGCTCACCACTCATAGGACTTGAGGATGTTGTCGAGCTTGTCCTTCATATCGGTGCGGGTATCCTCGTCGCCCTTGATGTCTTCGATGTCCACACCAGCGATGGCACGCTCCAGCCCACGCCTTGCTTCTTCTAGCGTAGGGTCACGGGTGATGTTGAGGTGGGTCAGCATACCGCACATCTCTTGCGCGTTGGTGATGAAGGTGTCGTGCCAGCGGCGCTTGTCCTCGTCCCCGTCCTCTGGTTCGGTCAGCTTCTCTGACATACGGAACA